CGATTTCGATTTTTTGTGGATTCCACGTCTTTTCTTGGGTTTTTCCCTAGGTACTAAATGGACAAACTTCTGCTTAGCCATTATTAGTCGTCAAGGAAGGATATTGTAGCCATACCACCTGCGAATGATGACGTTTTAGGGTTTTTCTTAACGAATTTGCCTACTTGTCTAGATCCTGAGTGTATTTTCTTAGATGCACCTGTAATAGCTTTGCTAGTACCTGTGAATCCTGCTTTTCCTGCTTTGTCAGCTACCATTTTAGATGCTGCACCTATCTTTTTTTTGCCTTTATACAGGGTTTTTAGGATTCTTAATCCCATAGTCCCTGCTGCTACTACTGGTATCATAATATGATAGCCCTTTCTTGTTATGGTGCTGTACAAAACCCCCCTATTGTCAGATTGTTCTACGACAATCATGACGAAGGGGTGATTGTAAAACCCCTGGTTTTTCTTTGTTGTTTACAATTGTCAGCTCACTGTTGTTCGCTGTCTTTTATTTTGTTGTGTCGATTTATTGCTGTTGCTAGTAGCAACAATAAATCGATGTTGTTTATAATATATATTGGTAGTCAGTTAACTCCAGCTTGTCTGTTGATTAATTGATTACCGATATTGATTTAACCTGTTGATATTACTGAATAACTTGATTGCTAGTAATATTAATAGCTACATAAATAAGTGCTATATCCAGACATATTGATGTGTGTGTGTATAGCTTAACCAATAGGAGATAAGATATGTTAAGTACTATAATGATTAGCTTACTATGTGTATGGTTAGCTATAATGATAATTGGTCAGTTAATAAGTGGTGTAGTAGCATACAACCTATACAATACTTTTAAACAGGCTCAGAAATAATATGACATTTCACATATGGATGAGTTTACTAGCTATATTAAGTAGCTTTGTAATGTCCTTTCTAGGTGTAATCTTAATAATACATCTAGACTTTTGGACTGGCATTTTATTAACAATAACAGGTATAGTTTGTTTACTAAGAGCTCTACCACGAATAAACGAGGAGATATGATAACATACGAAGTTATGCAAAGAATAGAGGGAGATACTGAGAAACATAGTAATTATGAGTTAGTTCAGTATGAGTTCCCTTTTCCAGAAAATTCTGTTCTAATCGAGAGAGATAAAGAAATGAATAGAATATTAAATAAACCAATTATTATTACAACAAGTAATAATAATAATTGTCAACAATAGGAGTTAATTATGACAACACAACCATCGTTTGTACCATATACTGAATCTAAATCAGTTGAGGACAGAATAGCTTACGTTAAGGCTAATCCTCACAAGTATATGCCTAAAGCACAGTACGATCTTGTTAAAAGTTTACACAGCAAGATTGAGGCTTTAGATAGCAAGATGAATGAAATCTTAGCTAAAAAATAGATAGTTGGCTACACCCCCTCGTAATGAGGGGTTAGCCCTTAATAAATAATATAGGAGAGTATATGGGATATACAAATTATTGGCATCAAGACATGGATTTCACTGATAAAGAGTGGAAAGCTGTGCAACAAGAAGTAGAGTATATGCAAGAAATAGGTGATAGCACTATATCTGTAATACAAAATGATGACAATGAAATTGCTATCAATGGTAACCCTACTTGTGAAACATTTGTTTTAACAAGATATAAACCAGATACTCCTGAGTATGAAGGGCAAGATTTAACATTTAATTGCTGTAAAACAAGAGAACTACCATATGACATATATGTATGGCATTTGTTAGTTTTCTGTGCAGGTATGATAAATAATACTGATAAATTCAGTATATCAAGAGATAGATAGGAGGATTAATGAAAAGAAATTTAATAGTATATAAAGTTGATTATGTTAATACAAGCGAAGATTATAATACTTATACAGGTAGATTTGTTAGAACTAAAAGAATAGTAATGACACCTGATGAAGTAGATCAACAAGGTGGCTATTGGCGTAATCATAGAAACGTAGAAAAGAAATTTGCTAAACAAATGATGGGCAAAGAAGATGCCTATTATGATAGTAAATATAGAGTAACTAGAGTGAGGAAAGCAAAATGAAAAAAATAAAAACACCAAAGTTCTGGACTGCTAAAGCATGGGCAGAGCACTTATTACATATATCATCATTTACTGATGCAAAGGAGGTTAAAAGTGTTCCGAGTAATACTAGAAAACAAGTTTCGAGAAAATCCAATAAATCTAAGCAGAGCAGTAAAACTGCTGTATAACCAAGATTTTACTGGCTCGATAAGAAAAGAAAACATACTGTGGTGGAAAAAATACTTTCTTAAAGTAATCCACCTGCCAATACTATATCCAAAGAAAGGATATATACAGATAGTTAAAATATACAGAGATAAGAAACCATCAATAAGAGTAGTAACTATACCAAGCAGCTCCGACAAGCGTGAGCTGTTGGTGTTAAATAAAATATATGGAGGTAATAATGGGTAGACGTAAAAAAGCATTTACAAATTATACAATAAATAAAAACATAGCTAAGACTTTAGTATTACATAGAGTGTGGAATGGATATACACAAACACAATTAGCTAAATGTATAAACGTGAGTTTTCAACAAATACAAAAGTATGAAAGATGTATTAATAGATTAGCTGCAGAAAACTTAATAGATATATGTAAACAAAAAAAATGGGATATACAATTGTTTACAAATGATAAACCTGAAGCAATATTTGAAGAATGGTGTAAGTCAGTAGATATATCTAAGATAGATAGTCCATATCCATTAAGAGCAGATCAAATACAAAGATCTTGGGATAAGATAGAAGAAGTAGGTGAACAAAATTATTATAATGAACACAACCCAAGATATAGAAATATAATCAAAGAAATGAGAGGAGATTAATGAATGGAATTATTAATATTGTTAGATTTGTTGCTTATAGCGTTGGTGGTCTCGCTGTAAGAAAAGCTTGGAATTGGCTCATCGAAGATGTCGATCCAATTCCTGGCAGTAAAGAATTTGATGATGAATATTATCAAATTAAGACTAAATACATACGATTAACTAAACTAAAGGAGGAACATGAAGCGTATAGAAAAAGTAGGAGAAGTGATAGTTAAAACTATTACATTACCATTAAGAATATGTATTGGTGCATGGAAATCTGTTGAGGCTAATATGCCTGAGAAGATTGAAGTACCAATTGAAATTAAAAGAAAGGAGGAAAACAATGGAAACAAAAGCACCAATTAATGAAAGAGTGGCTACTAAAGTAATGCCATTAACTAAATGGTTTGTAGAACAATACTTTCAAACTTATGAAATGATGTCATCAGATCCTAGGTTTAAAGCATTACCTGCGTATAACCAAACATCTTGTATAGCTACTGTGATTATAGCAACTAACAATGCTTTAGATAAAAGCAGAGATGCTAGAAAATCTGCAGAAACTTTGCAAGATATAAGTAAAGCAACTGAAGAAAGGAAAGCTGTAAATGAGTAGTACTAAAACACCTATAAGACAAGATGAGAAAGACTATCTAGATCATTTTATTGAAACAAAATATGACGATAGAAAAAATGTTTTGAAAACTGAAATGCAAGATACCATTGACAAAGAAGCAGAAGATAACTTCGAGGCGTTTAAAGATAAATTAAAAATTAGTAAAATGCACGAAGAAATTAGAGTTCTGTATGATGATCATAAAAAGTTTGCAAATGAAATGGATTCTATTTTACTTGAGAAAAAAGGTAAATTAGATAATGCAATCAATACTTTAGAAGATAAACTTGATCAATGGAAGAAAATCAGAAAATGGAAAAACGATATAGAAAGATCGTTGATCAAAGAACCTGATGAGTTAGATAGGCTGCTTAAAAAGTTATGTCATGAAGAAACAGAACGTGATTATTATTCAGGCCCAAGAGGTAAAGCATTACAGATGTTAGATATGTCTAAAGAATACTGTAAAAATTTACTTAACGCTGGACAGTCTTTGTCTACTGTATGGGGTGTACTCAATACAGAGATGGGTAAGGAAAAGATTAATACTAATACTATTCCTAAACCAGAGTTCTTAGCTATAACTAAATAAATGATATTGGCAAAGCCCGGCACTCATGTGTCAGGGCTATGCCTAACAGAAAGGTAATTATGGTAGATAGAAAAGTAGATTACTTTGAAGCAGATGTAGGTAAAAAAGTTTATGAAATAGAACATGAAACTACATATGTAACCAAATGGCAAGTTGTTGCTGAAGATAGAGATCAAGCATTTGATATTTGGTTAGAGCAAAGTAAAGAAGATCTTAAAACTGAAGATGGTACAAACTGTGTATGTTCTTATGTTAAAGACTATGGACAGATGGGCGATACTAAAGAAATCGCTGAAATTAAATATAATAAGGAAGATAATGAGGTATACGCAGAATGAAACTTAGAGAACAAACAGAGTTACTAGAAAAAGCAACTGATAATGCTATTAAACAAGTTACTAAAGAACGTCAAGGTAAACGTAGAAACTTTATATTAGAGTGGTTTAGATACGTTGAATTAGTAAGTAAACAATTAAAGAAATGGATAAATTAAATGACTGATACTACAAAAGAATTGTTTGAACTAAGAAATGATTTAAGAAATTACTTAGAAGAACATCATAAAGCTGAAATCATGGGAGCTGGAATAAGCATAAGCGATTTTCCAGTTGCAGATATTAGTTTTAAAATAAATGGTAAAGAGTATTTATTAACAGTAGAGGAGAACTAATGCATATAGATAAATATAAAATATTTTCCATAGATTATACTTGGAAAAATGGAAAACAAAGTAAAAATACTTCTGTTCAACAAATGCTTACATCAGATGAATGTATAATGGGTAAAACTTTTATACAATTATTAGAAGATCTTGATCAAGCATGGCATCAACATGGTATAGGAAAAGATTGTAAAATAGAAGTAACATTTGAACCACATGAACATAAAGAATAATAATGTATAAACTTATAATATGGAAAGCTATATGGACAGATTCAGGGCCAGAAACAAGCACAGATTCTTACATATTAAACTATAAACCAACATTTCAAGATATGTATAAACATCTAAGTACTGATATGATTGAAATAACTAAAGGATATGATAAAGATATATCAGACAGATCTTTTGATATGTATATAGATGAAGAAAGTAAACTTAAACCAGTTGTTGTTAAAAACACAAAAGCTACAAAAGCATGGTATGATTGGCAAGAACGTACAGGTAGACAATGTTTACCTGGTGATTTTATTGCAGGTCATGTAGCTATAATTAAAAAGGTAAAAAATGACAGACCAAGAAGCAATGAAGCTGCATGAGCTAATAGATGAGCTTAGAGCAAAACTAAAAAAATCTTTACAAGAATTATTACAAGTTCGTAAAGATTTAGATTTAGAACGTGAAGAACATCAACTTACACAGTTAAGATATGATACTGTAAAAAATGCTGTTGATAAAGTTGATAGATTAAATCAACCAAGACCAGCTGTAGAAATACCTGCTGATGAACCTGTAAATAAAAGGAGATAAATGACAGAGTTAAAAGATGAACATTTAGAAACTATTTCTATTAATAAAGGTAAAAAATATGAAATAGATAAAATGGTAGAACAGTTATCTGATGCTAAAGAGTCAGTAGCTGTGCTTGGAAATGCTATTGAATGTGGTTTTTTACATGATAAACATTCCTTGATTTTACAAGAATGGATTGTAGAATATGAACAATTAATCGAACAGTTAGATACACATCTAACAGAAATGAGAACACATGGATGAACGAGCACTTAAAATGGTACTTGCTGCAAAGCAATTAGAAATAGATAAACTTAAACGTAAAGTAAAGGAGATGGAAGATAATGATAATGCCAGACAGCGAGATTCTGAGACTAGAAAAACGTCAAAGAGGTCTACAAAGAGTAGCGACAGCAATTAATGATTTAACTATCTATGGAATTTATCAAACTAACTTTCCTAAATTAGTTGAAGTATTAGAACACGCTAAAGATCATGTTAAAGCAGAAATAGCTGCTACACGAAAACGTATTATTGAAAATTCTGTATTAAAAGTAGAAGAAGTATACACAGATCCATTAAGATCTGAAGCTCAGCAAGAAGCTGATAAAGTAAATGATATGTATACTACAAAAGGTATTTAAAAATTCTCGATTGGGTGCAAAAACCTATAGATCTATAGGGTTAAACTCCCATGGGTAAACCTGAAAGAGATAGAGCCAGATGGGAGACTGTCTGGCTTGTTAAATTTTAGTCATCTTTACAATCCAAGATGTAGGAATATTAGTACGATCTCCATAAGTATAAGATCCATCTTCTTCAATATATGCTGCAAACAATTTAATAGAGTGTTTGTCTTTAGAAAACAGCCAACCTTCGTTAACAGGATTAGCTAATTTCATATTAGTAAATTCTTTTTTCTCTGCCCAACCTGAGTCACTTACACAGTCAACCCACTCAACTCTGTATTTGTCATAAGGTAGTGTTTGAGAATCTTTAGAGAAAGATATTTTCTTTTTAGTGTAACGTTTTTTTGTCATCTACAGCCCATATAAAAGTTGAATGATCATTTTCTTCTAATGCATCCATGATGTTAGCAGGTACGTTATGTCCTTCTTCATCAAATACTAATTGTAGATAAGTACTGTAAATAATTGCAAGAGCCATTGCGTCTGCAGCTCTAACTGACATACCAGGATTTTGGCCTTTTATAAAGTCTCCAATAGCTTCTGGTTTTACGTTAGTTAGAAATACTTCAGAATAAGGTTTTTTGCTTTTAGGAAACTTTAAAATCTTAGTCATATTTACGTACCTCTGGCGAGGATATCCTTATTAGTTATTTGGGTTGCAGTAGAAAATCAATGTTATTTTGTATCTTAGGTACAAGTTCATCGTACACAGTACGCCATAACATAGAATCATCATAAAAAAAGTTCTTATTTTTCCACATATTGTGGTAATGGTCATAGAATCTACGACATATTTCAATAGCATCTATGTCTAATTTTATCCAAAAATCTTTCTCACTCATACCATTTGTATGTAATAAATGATGATGAGGGTAACAAAGAGGTACAGTATATTGGTCTCCAACTTTCTGTGAGAAACCTCTAGGCATAGCAAAAGTAACATGATGAGCTTGGCATCTTGTGTCCTGGCAAAGTATACAAGGATTAGAAGCTACCCATTTTAGGTACTCTTTGTCTTTGATTCTTTGTGCCTTGTCCTCTGATAGTATTGTGCACTTTTTTGTAGCCATAATAAATTGCTAAACTAGATAGTCCTTCATGTACGTTGTTAGATGCTCTGCGTTCTGACATACTTAACATATGTGCTATCTCAATGATACCAAAATTAAAATGACAAAACAACTTCATAATATTAGAAAGTCGTTTGCCTATTTCATCATCTACATCTTTGACTGCAAGAGCAGCACCAAGAGATGATGTAATAAAATCTGTGTTAGCACCATCAATACGTTCTTTAAGAACATTGCCAGTTCCACCACCTTGGAGCTCACACATAAGACGATACCTAGATCCAGCTTCATATTCTTCAATAGATATGAGCTTTCTATGAAACATATACATTAAACGAGACTCACGTATATTCATCCATACTTTACGTTTGTCTAAAATTGTAGATATTAATTCAGGTTTTTCAATCTGACGCATAAGATACTTTATAATTTTCTATTGCATTATCAACAAAAGATCTAAATTTTTTGTTTTTATTGTATAGATTGTTAAGTCTATAAACTCTGTTTTTTTTACAATTATGTAAACGAGCAATAGTGCTCTTACACCCATACACTTGTGTAGGGTGCAATAGCCAACAAAGTAAAATACATAAATTATATATTTTATAATCATTGCTATTATTAACTGTTTTTTTACCTTTTAATATATCTAAAGATACATTATAAGATGAACTACAATACTTTTGAATACGATTAACCATAAGGATATAAATATGAAGATTGAATATAGACATAGTGCTTCAAAAACTAATACATTTATTGACAGTCCACCTCGTTGGATTATTGACAATTTGTATGATTTCGAATCACAACCGAATGCAAGAATGATAATGGGTAGTACTGCAGAAGATGCAGCAGATCATGCTTTGCAAAACCAAATCACTGATGAAGAAGTTATCATAGATTATGCTAAAAATCTATACACTACTAAATATAAAGGTGATGCAACTGATGATGAATGTTTGTGGTCAGGTATAATAGCTACACAGTTTGTTAAAGAATTACCTCAATTTGGTAAAATTGTTTCTTGGCAAAATGAACTGCAAATACCTGGTGATAAATATGGATTAACTTATGACGTTATAGGTAAAACTGACTTTGAGTTTGAGAATGTAATCATAGATACTAAAGCTACTGCTTATATCAAAAGACTCAAAAATGGCAGTATTGATAGCAGATGGTATCCAAAAGCTGCTGATATGCGTCAACAAGCTCTGTACAAAGATCTTTTTAATAAACCGACTGCTTTACTCTATTGTTCTTACAAAGACGTTTACAGCGTGGATATGGAGGAAAGAGAGGGGTATTTAGAGCCTATGCTACAAGCTATGCATAATATTGAGCATATCTTAAATATAGCTAAAACTAAAGAAGATGTAGTCAAAATGTACCCATTAGTTATGGATAACTTCAGATGGGGTAAACATGATGACGATCCAACTAAAGTTTTTGCAAAAAAGATTTGGCAAAAAGCATTTAATTAGTATAATACTAAGCAATGCAAAAGTTTGGAAATATAATAAAACAAATAAATAGGAGAACCAATATGGAAACCGAGACGTTTGAATGCTCATTTAAAAAAGCATTCGAGAAAGACGATGGTCAAGTTACTGTTTACATCACTAAAGATGATGGCAGTGATATGACAATCTATGGTGAGGCTTTAGGCTCATCTAGATGGCAAAAGGGAGATCGATTAAAAATTGCAGCCCAACCTGTTAGAACAAGTAAAACAGGTAAACAATATCAAACAGCTAGTATGATAGAAAATCTAAGTGGAGATTCTTCTTCAGCACCTGCAACTAATATAGTTAGTTCAAGTGGTGTACAAGCTGTTAGAAATATTAATGATCAATTTTCAGAAAAATATAGATTGACTATGAGTAATCTTATAGGATCTTATATGTCTGGTGGTAAAATACCAACTGAATCAGAGTTTCAACAAATTGATAATCTGGTTAGAAAGGTATTAGAAGCAAAAGCTAATAGTGTTGATGAAATGCTATCAGATGATGCACCATTTTAACAATTTCTTATCTCCCTCGAGTTAGAAAACTAGGCATTGCTAGAGAGTGGTTAAAGACCCATTTAGCAGTGCCTTTTTAATTTATGATTAAATGTAATTTGTGTAATAAAAATGCAGACATTATTGAAAAGAAAATTTATTATTGTGCTCCTTGTTATATTAACAAGTTTATCAGGGTGTGCAAAAGACTACAACCCTTGGACAACAGTATTAAATCAACTAATAAAGGCTAATTATGGAACTAATAATATACAATGATGGAGTGTATCATCTTCTTGAAGTGACTAAAGAAATGACAGTTAATCTAAAAATATTTAGTCAAGTAGATTGTTTTAATTTATGTGATGTATTGAGATTACAATTAAGTACATATTCTGATTCTTTAAATGCTCACGTCATGCATGATGGGAGTGGAGATTTATTTGGATGTATTTGTTCAAATTAGAACTAGAAATGATGGGTATAAACACTTATAACAATGAATACTTAGTAAACAAATTATATAAATTATATTTAAGAAAGGATAAAAATGATTACAGAAAAGCGATTAGAAGATGCCTTAAAATTTCTGTCGGACACAGACGAGGAAAATGCTCAAGCTAATGCTCAAGTTAAGTATTTGGATAGACTTCTTAAAAGAAAGAAAGCTCTCCATATCACTGGTAATTCAGTTGATAAGAGTATTTCTGCCAAAGAACAAGCATACTATGGAAGCGAAATATATGAAACTGCTATACGAGAATTATTTGAGGCAGAGGTTAAAGCAAGTACACTTGAAAATAAAAGAGACAAAGAAGGTCTTATCATTGATTTATTTAGAACATTAGAAGCAAGTAGACGTAAAAACAATATATGATTTATAAGTTTAAGAAATGGGTTATACTTCCTGCTTATACAGAAATATTTGTTAATGCAACGTCAGATGAAGAAGCATTAAAGATATTAAATGCTATAGATCCTACAACTTTAAACTGGCAAGAAGCTGACTCAGTAGAGCAGCGAATGACGTATGAAGTTATAGATGAAAAGTCCTGAGAGATATTTATTTAGAGCAGTAATTAGTCAAGCAATTCATGATGCCATGTATAATGGTTTAGATAAATATTATCTTATAGATAAACGTAATGCTATAGATTGGCTTATAGGTAATTCAGTAGACTTTAGAACTATATGCCATTATGCAGAAATAGATCCTGATATGGCTTGTAGAAAATTTACTGCAGCAATGAAGTTAGATTTATATACTTTAAAAGAAAGTCAACATAGAGTGTTGAACAAACCAAGAAAACAATATAAACATAAAGATAAATTTAGGTTAACTTTTTAATGACACATAAGGATATATTTAAAGATATGACATACGATACATTAAATAAACAAGTAGATGGAGATCACTATAAATCAATGAGCATTCAACCTGCACATTTTATAAATGAAAATAAATTACAATACGCTGAAGGCAATGCTATTAAATATATATGTAGACACCAAAAGAAAGGTAAGCGTAAGGATATAGAAAAAGCTATCCATTATTTAGAAATGATCATAGAAAGAGATTATAGTTAATCTAATATAAGTTTTTTTATTGATTTAGAACCATCTATATTATCTTCTAACTCTGCCATAGATTTAATACATCTGTATTCTACATTATTAGAAATAGTTCTATTGGCAACTCTTTTACCTTTTAAACAAGTACTTAAATCAGGCTGCAATCTTGCTTCCTTAATTTCATTGTTTACTAACATAAGTAAAGCTATAACCATTTGTTCCATTAGTGTGTTCCATTTCTAAGTTTATCTATTACTTTTTGTATAGATATAATTTGTTCTTTAAGGTGATCTATATTAACTTTGTTATATCTAGATGCCTCAATTTCTTTTTCAATACTTTCTATTTGTCCAGCAAGATGTTCTATTAACATATACATTTCTAAGTTCTTAGGTTCTTGCTCGGCTTTTTTTAAAAGGTCAGCTTGAAATAGAGTGTCTGCAGTTTCTAGTTTATTAAGTCTTTCAATAACACCAAAAGCAAACCATGCACCTATTACAATTGCACCAATTAAACCTATTAAATTTCTTAGTGGTAATCCAATATTAGTATTTTCACTAATTTTCATTTTGCAATCTTACCTTTATTAATACCTTTTTTAATTACGTAATCTCTTGTACCATGAGCTCCTATTTCAACTTCTTTTTTAAGATGTTTAAACAGTCTCATTTCTTTTTCTTTGTATTTTGTTTTTTTCACGTGCTGTTCTAGCAACTTTGTGTCTCTCATTTTTCTCCCAAAAAGGCAACATATGTCCTGAATTTTTAAAACATTTAACACAAGAGTATTCTTCTTTAACAATCATATATGGTTCGCTAGTAGTAATAATTTTACTACACCATTTACAGTTGCCTACTTTATTCTGATTGTTTTTTTGCATTGATTTCATCATTAGCTTTATCTAAGTCTTGAGCTGTATACTCAAGTTTTTGTAAAGATCTTTTTAGTGCTGCATCTTTTGATTTACATGCATCTTCTAATTCTGAAATCTGTGCTTTAAGAACACGAACTTGTTCTTTATACTCGTTAATAATATCTTGGTAGTCTGCTCTATCCATAACTATTTAGGTTTACGCATTATGTCAGCACCTTTAAGACCATAAATGGCACTAACTATTCCTATAAATATTGCCTGATACCAGTAAGGCAATTGTTTAAAATACTCAAAAAACATATCTAATCTATTACGAATCTCAGGATCGTCAGTGAAAATAGAGTAGACCAGTACAAGAATAGGAAGGGAAACAAGAACCAATACGAACTCATCCTTCCAGCCCTTATCATTACTCTCAATAACTTTCGCTTTATATTCAATTTGACCTGTACTCATTTTCTCAGCATGTCTCATTTGAGCATCTGACATTAATTGTTTAGTTTTTTGTTTGTTTTGGTATATATGACTTGCAGTCTTAACACCCATAGATAATAAATTAAACCACATTATTTAATACCTTTCTTTTTTCGTTCAATCCAAAGTCTGTTGACACGTCTATGCCAAGCCCAAACTTTAATTTTAATAGCTATACTTTCTACGAAGCTGTAGAATCTGTCGGTAAACCTTCCCATGCTTTGTACATCCCCTCTACTAACAGCTCATCATCGTATGGCTGCATACCATTTTCCATTTGTATAATAGCTTTTACTAATGGTAAATAATCTTCGATAGTATTGTTTAGTTCGTCAGTAGGATTTACATCAAGCCTTCTACATACAAATACAATGTAAGCATCTGTATCATTTTCACTTGGTGGAGCCCATCTTTCAATGATGCTCTCTACTGTGAATCTTTTATGATGAAATCTATATGTTAAAAGTATCTTAACTAATGCTCTGATACCCCATACAGCTTCTTTAAAAACACAAAAAACTGGATCAGATTGTTCATCTGCCAGTCCATCCCAATCAGTACCAAGTTTGATATTGCCTGGGTTCTTATTTCTTATACCTCTAGGTAATTTTTCTGTTCCATCTGCCATTTTTATCTAAAACCATTGGGATTAATATTGGTAACCCATCAATGATAACTCCTGTTCCTATTACTGGTCTAGACTTTTGTAACTTATTATATTCAAAAGCTAAACTTTTCATGTTAATTAAACACCCAACTTGCATCCCCCAAAGTAGTTCATTTGGATTACTCCAATAATCTATTTTGAACGAGGTATGATAATGTCCTTGAACTGTGCACATACCATACTGTTGAGCAACTTTTAGTACATCTTTGTATTTACCATGACAGAAGTAAATTTTTTGACCATTAGATGCTTTAATAACCAAATCTTCATGCCATGACCAACCTTTACCAACTCCAAGCATATGATTATAAGACTTGAAAATTTCATGAGGCATTCCATGTCTGGTAGCTTTTCTAAAAACTAAACTACCATGGTTAGAATCCATTACGTATTGCTTTGGAAAAAGACTTTCTAGATCTTTAAAAAATCTTTTAGCAACTACGAGCTCATGACTTGGTGAATATAAACCAGGATGTGAATCGTGGAAGGATATACTGTGCCAATCCATTTCATCACCTATGTTTACTACACAGTCAGGCTTATATTTTTCTTTGATTGCACTTAAAAAGTCAAGTGTATCTATGTGATGATATGGTGCGTGTTGATCACTAATAACAAGTATTGATTTGCGAAGCATATTATATCTTTTACAAGTATTTGGCGAATATGTCTACCAAGTTAGGTACAACTTTATGTTGGTTTACCTGGTGGTATTATAACTGTTTCTTCAACACATATAAATTTTATATATATTTTATATTCATTTACTTGTTCTTTACCAAGATCAATGCTTTTGTCTAATGAATGCTGATAACCTGCATTCATACAACTATACATATCATTATAATATGTATTCATAGGTACAGGATCTATACATTCTCCTGCAACGTAGGAGCACATAACCATTAGTAAAGCAAATTTCATTAAATATTTTTAGTTAATAAATATAAAAATTGTCCTAATAAACCTAAACCAATAGCTGATATAATATATATAATTCTATCTATATCTTTTTGCATATGAGCTAAATGATTGTTTTCTAAAGTATCTAGTTTTTGATCAATAAGATCTATTCTATTGTGAACCTTAAGAAGTTCTTCTTTATTTTCTGTATGTCTACTCATTAGAATAATGT